CCTTAATGGTTGTGGGGGCGCGACTGGCCGGGTTATACACAATGCCCGACGAACCGAACGCCGGTTTAACGTCACCATAGAGTCGAATGTTTCCAATCGCATTTTCTTTCCTTGAAGGTCGCAACAAGTCGAGAACCGGTGCAACTACCGCGCGCATGGCTCCGTAGATAATTCCGCCTTCGTGACTTTTTGTAGTACCGCGGTTGTTTGACAGCAGCTTAAAACCATCTCGCCCATAGTCGTTATCACCGGGTGCAAAATTTTTACCTCCGTTGTGCGCATTCGTAATCGGTTTTCCTGCATATTCAGGTCGTTTAGCGGGTTCATAATTGTTTGGCGCATACGTGTTTGTACCAGTCACGTTGGAATCGGGACCATAATATTCGCTGCTGGTGCAAACGCGTGACTGTGGCTTGTACACTTCTTTCGCCCGAGCAGTTTGCGCTTTTTCAATGCCGGTAGTTGTTAACCAACGGTCAGATGTATTCAAGAAAAACTTGTCCGGTAAATATTTTTCAACTTTTCCGAACGTCTCTGGCGTCGGCGCGTTCAAATTGTTCCAGTTGTATGCTGGACCTTCATGACTTTCAAGTCCAAACGTCACTTTCGGATTATTCAGTGTGCGCAGTTGATCCACATTTCTGTCAGCCCATTTATCGCGCGCCTCCATTCCTGAATTGAATCCGTCGCTACCTTTCGCAGTATACCCCTGGTCTAATCCCGGCCCCACATGTATTTCTTCCCACGGTTTCACGTTCGCCATCTTGTTTCCAGGCATGACGCGTGACTGAATAAAATCGCTCACATTTGGCATTCCATTTACAAAATTAATATCGTTTTGTGGTGCGAAAAGGGGGGCACGTTCTTCTTTGTGTATTTTTTGAGAACCGGCGCCCGACATTGTGTCAAGAACCGACTCCACAGCATTCGCATCTGCGGTGCGTCCTTTAATCTTCGCTCCGAAGAACGGCACCATGTTGTTATGTTGGAAATCATTTTGATTTATAGGTTCGCCGGTCAAAGAATACACTGTGTTTGGACTTGTAAATCCGGGATTTTTTTTTGGGTTTGTGTTTGGATTGTATGAATTCCCAAATTGGTTTGGATTTTGAAGTACACGATCTCCTACACTTGCGTTATAATATTTGTCGGTAACAGCGTTTGGTGCGGGATATGCATTAATATTGGAACCGGTGTCCGGCTTCATGATCGGATAATTTGTGACGGGAACATTTGTATTTGGAAGCATGTTTCTCGAACTCGTAACAAATGATTCTTTTGATTGACTTTTATTACCATCATTACCTTTTTTATTTTGATTTGATACTAAATACATACCACCTAATGCCACAATTGGAATTGCCAACTCCATTTTTATGAATTATTATATATATGTATGTAATATATTTTTTATAATTATACTATTATGCAATTTATTATACTATTAAATTATAATAGTATAATATTTTATATTTTAATAAAAAATGTCAATCAATTCAATGAATCAATACGTCTATTCAAAAAATTAGTTGTACTTTTCAATCGAAATATTTTCTTTAACAAATCCTAAATACATTAAAACTTTTCCCGGTTCAAGACAAAGGTAATCGTATCCAACGACCTCATTCATTCTGTCATGTGCAGACGTTTCATATAGAGAAAATGGAGCATCGGTCGAAAGATCCGTATAAAACAGCGTAATTGAAAAATTTGGCCTATTTCTCGAATATTGCAAAATTTCATCTAAATAACAAAGCGTCGTGTGTTCCCACGCAAATGTAGTATGAAATATGGTAGTATCGTTGTTAGAACGTCTTCCAAATACGTGATACATATTATTACAGAACTGAACAAAAACAGACCACTTATTGTGCTGTCGAATGTGAAAAACCATGCGAGTCATTTTATAACCTTGTAAAAATCTTGCGATAACTTGATTTCTTGTATTGATATTTTTAATAACTATACCTGTCATGCGTTTAAATACATTTTAAATATATATTTTATTCGTGTATGCGCTTTATACTTAGTTTTAATTTTTTCAATAAAATACCTAAATCAAACAAGTCGGTTTTATGATAAAAATGTATATTCAAATTTTCAGCGAGTTTACCATCCGTCAATAAACTGTCACCAACGAGCATGTATTTTTTAACCGGATCTATCGTAGTGTCAATGCCATTTAAGAATGGTTTTCCGCATATAAGAATCGGAGATATTTTTGTAATACTGTTTATTAAATGGTATATGGAACCGGTGTCCGGCAAAACAACGTCCTTATCCGGATAAGTGAGATCAATGTTTCCAACAATGTAGGGAACTTTATTTTTTGTATACGCGTAACAAGCAAAGACAAGTCGTTATAATTAAAATTAGCATTATAAAGTACGATAAATATATCCGCAGCATTTATATCATTAACATCATCCATTACATTAAAGTTGTGTTCGCGAAAATATTGAATTGCATTTTTCGACCCCCAAACGTATATATTTTTATATTGATTATTTTCAGTTAAAAATTGTTTTATGCGTTTTAGCGGCGAGCATATTTGGTCTTCACAAATATGAATTCCGACGCTACAAAGCTTTGAGCTAATTTGTTTTGGCGTATAATTATTATTGTTTGTTACCACTTTTATTTCTATGTTTTCTTTTTGAATGTAGTCGACACACTCGACTGCTTGATTTGTGGGTGCACCATTTAATAATAGCGTATTGTCCAAGTCGAAAAATATGCAATCTAAATTACTGTATGCTTCCAAGTTTGAAACAATCATGGTTGTAGATATGCCATCAGTGTAAGGTATGAGTTCGATGGTTATGTTTAATTTGTCTAAACCGTCTTCATAATATCGAATTTGTTTTTTATAACTTGTTAGTTCCCAATCTGTTCCGTGGAAAATGTGCGTAATATTGTGTTTTCGAATAACTTCGAGGTGATTCGACCCCACAATTTCTAGCGCATGCACATTTGATCCAAAGTAGTTGCGCACAGCTTCAAGTCGTTCATTCTCTGTTTGAACAGGACGGCGTTTATAGTTTGCAACAAATTCATCGGTGTGAATGCCGATAATTATAACATCGCATGCTTGTATAGTTTTATTTATAATATTGATATGACCGTGATGTAAAAGGTCAAATACGCCCGGCAAATATCCAATCTTCATGTTATGAATATATTATTTTAATTTATTTTTAAGTATATTTTTTATTATAAAATATACATAAAAATAAATTAAAATATACACAATATTATTTAATACTTTTTAAAATATTGTATATTGTTTATATATTGTTTAATTTAGTTATTACTTCATCGTAGAAAAGGAAAACACGGAATTTTTGTAACATAATTATTCTTTTCTAAAATTCGTGTGCTCAAATTATTCTGAAATGGAAAACACACATTCTCTTGAGGATTTAACTGAGGATAATACCAATTGGTTTGTTCCAAATCACGATACGTCCACGCTGGGTGTGTGACGCGTGACTGTTCAACCGACGAATTGCATGTTGGATATGAAATTGGACTGCTAGAAACGGCCGTGTTTACATAATTATTTTCCATGCAGTCTCTTGACAACGGCTGATTCAAACCTTTCAAATTACTTTCTAAATTAATGGTGTTTGTTCTTAAGTTGGCGCCCCAGCCCTGAATTCGAATATATGGATCATCAAAGTAGCACGGTTTATCGCCGTTGCCCGGTCTGTTCAGCATATACCGTCCTGGATCGGTTGATTCTTGCAACTGCTTGTGTATTCTACACGGGTCATCGTGAAAACGAGTAAAAGACATTTTGTATAATGAATGAATAAATATGAATTAAATTGAACCTAAATTGAAACTAATATTATTATATATTTTATTATTTAATTATATAATATTATTTATTTATTTATTTATTTATTTTATTAATTGTATTTATTTTATTAATTGTATTAATTGTATTAATTGTATTAATTGTATTAATTGTATTAATTGTATTAATTGTATTAATTGTATTAATTGTATTAATTGTATTAATTGTATTATTATTATTATTATTATATAGTATAATGGTAAAATGATGAAATAAAAAATAGTAATTTTTTATTCAACAATTATTTGACGAAATGCAGCTCTCACTGTAAGCAATTCCCCACTTGATTGATTTCGCATTCTTATTCGCTTGCGCACTGTCTGGATTCGGACTGGTTCGTAAAACAGATTTGCCTTTCAAACGAGCCAAATAGCGATCATACGAACCGTGTTTCATGTCGACACCTTTACCTGCGGCAGAAGTACTTCCTGGACGCATACGCGTGAGTGAATGTTTCGTCGAGTTACCGCGCGACGGTACATTGGAGTGTGTTATGCCGGGAACGGCTCTATCACTCATTTGGTTCCAATTTACAAATGCAAATTGGCTTTTGGGAGGCGTATAAACGTTGAGTGCGGATTTATTCATCGTGTATTCTGAGGATGGCACTCGCACCGTATTTTCAATTCGTTTCACATTATATTTATTGTTTTGATTGCTAAATTGAGGTCCGGTATATGCTTGATAGCTGGGAAAAGCGCCACACGCTCTGCATCCAATCGGTTTTGTTGTCGACATTTTTTAACAATTTATTTTTATTATACTGTATATATATCTATTAATGTTATAATAAAATAATTATAATTATAATTACTTTATTTTATTTTAAATAAATATTTGAACTATATTTAAAAAATTTCTCTAAAGTATTTGAAATTAAAACATCCTAATCATAAGATGACGATGACATCCTTCAAAATAAGTATGAAATAAATAATACATTATATTTGAAGGATTATTTTAACATTAGGATGTAATACTATTAAGATGATCTGGAAATAGTACAGCACGTTTAACATCATTTAATCCTAAAAACAATGATATTATACGATTTACTCCGACACCACAACCACCATGTTGGCGCGATCCACCGTTAAAACTTTTTAAATAATCTTCTAAGCCATAAGTATTTATTCCGCGTCTTGTTATAGCATTAATTAATTCTTGATAATTATTCTGATGTTGTCCTCCACTAATAATTTCCCGGCCTTTATAAATTACATCAAAACTGTTACTACTGGTAGCATCATCAGGACAAGGCATTGTATAAAATGGTCTAACGCTTAGTGGATATTTAATGATTAAAAATATGTCTGTATCATATTTTTTTTTAACCAACTCGCCTAGACGATGCTCATTTTCGTTAGATAGCGCCTCTAATTTATTTTGAACTTTGCCATCCTTGCGTAATAGGTAAACGGCTTTTGAAAAAGTAATAATTATTGGTTTTTTTGAAATGGTAGTTTTTTTAAAATTTACTAGCAATTTTTTAGAGTTTGAACTAATATTTTTATATTTTTTTTTCAAATTCGTTAGAACGGTTTTTATCATATTCCAATTAAACAAAATCAAGTGCTTAAAAGGATCATTATATCTTGATAAATCCATTTCAAAATCTACACTAGTAAATTCGCGCAAATGTCGTTTAGAATCAAAGTTACGAGTGGTATCAATACTTTCAGCACGAAATGCTGGACCAATCTCAAATACTTTATCAAAACCAGCATTGACTAACATCTGTTTATACAACTGGGAAGATTGAGCCAAAAATGCTTTTTTATCAAAATAACTCATCTCAAACACACTATCACCATCTTCACTTACACCAAGAGTAATTTTAGGATTTTGTACTTGACAAAAATCATTTTTGTTAGCAAAATCATTGAATTCATAGAGAAGTAAAGACATTGTCCTAAATATAAGATGACTGACAGGGCTTCCTAATTCACTTTTAATTTCCAAATCCTCATTATCCCTTGCTGTTTTTTCTGCCACTTTTGTACGAGAACATCTCAACTCTTTCATCTTTTTTATAATATTAATATTATTTTTTATAATATTAATATTATAAAAAAATAAGTTAAAATAATTTTAAATTTCTCTAAAATTCAGTGGGTCCGAGCGTTCGATTGCCGCCTCGCTGGTTAATGTAGTTTACTTGATCTTGGCTCAAGCAAGCGCAACCCATGCTGTCAGAATATGTGGATGGACAGCATTCCGGTTTGAATTTATTATCGGCAAAAAAGAATAGTTCGCCTTCGGGTAAAGGTACCGGCGTTCCGACATTGTCCTTATACGTGTTCAAGCGATTCTTATTTCCCATTCCGGATGCATACCGTTTGGCAGTTTGAACCCAACCCATCGTATACGAGTTATCAATATTCAGATCATTATTGCTTAAATTGACGAAACCTTCTTTAACGCCGGCTTTTTTATTGCCAGTTTTACCATTCATATTATTTGGAGTCATTCCTTCTAAAACACTGTATTGAAAACAGTCACAAAACATGAACAATCCTGCAACCATACCAATGATGATACAAGCAACTACAATTTCGAGTCGCGCCTCATATCCAAAAAGTTTGAGTTCCATTTATAAGATAAAAATAGAATAATATTATTTAATTTAATTATTTATACATATAGAAAAGATAAAAATAATTAAATAAGTTCATTTGTTTCTTTTCAACTTATTTTTCCTAAATAAAAACTGTAGTTTCAAGTTTCTCATAAAGGGAATGGGATTTATCCTGGAACACCGGGTATACCTCGGGATGCATGAACATTCAGAATATTGTTTGAGAATCCAATCAAGTAGCCCATCGGAATAGAAATTGCGAGAAAAAATACAATTCCAGCTGCTGCTAAAATATCTCCGACGATCGGAATAAAAAACAATAATATAATTGCAGCCGCCATGGCAACCAAAATAATAATGACAATTTCAAGAATCGACCCTATCAAGCTTTTAATCGACAAGTATACGCCGAAGAGAGTGTACATGACAGCAGTAACTACACCATTTGATTTTCCAAGCATGGATTTTGCTGTAATTATGGTTTCTGTAAGCGGAGCTATAATATTAAGAATGCGAGACATGATATCAGATGTAATGTCGGCAACCGAATTTCGTATTTTATTTACCAGTTCGCGCATGTCATTTACAATGCTCATAATTTCGCCCACAGTCGCAGTAACAACACTTATCGTGTAATGAACGGGTATTAGCGCAATGTCGGTAATATCGGTTAAAATATTTTGGGTGCATTCTGCAAAATTTTGTTCAGCATATTCCATTTTCGACATATTGGCGGGTGCATTAATCATTCCGGCAAACGGCATAATGTTCGGTTTACATTTTTGATTGTTCCAGTCTGCTCGTATTTGTTCAATGTTTATTTTAATGTGAATATACGTAATAACAAGTATAAATGAAATGCATATAATGATTGCGAAAAACACATATTCGCCGTATCGTTCTAAATATGTTTGATTTTCATAAATGTCTGATATTTTATCAATCATATTGGACGGAAATGGATTCGACAGCACTTTACTCATAATAATTAATTTATTCAATGAATTTTAAATTTTTTTGTTTTAATTTTTTTGTTTTAAAAACTGTAAATAGATGGCTAATATTAGTAAATATTAAAATACATGAAATATTTATTTAATAATGAATATAAAAATACAATGTTTATAACTCTATAACCTTATAAAATAAAATTAAATAAAACTATGATTATTTTGAGCTTTGATGTCGGAATAAAAAATCTTGCATATTGTCTACTTTCAATTTCAAATGCTAATAGTACCGCTATCACCAGCAACACCGAAAACGAAAACAACAGTAAACATTTTATTGAAATTGTAAAATGGAATATTATTGATTTGTCGCGTGACCAAGTGGAAGTAGATACAGAAACTGTAGTAAAAATTTTAAACCAATGTTGCAATTGTAAAAAGACGGCAACTTATTGCACACACTCGAATTCAATGTTGTTACCAGAAGATGTAAGAAAGTATTGTAAAAAACATGCAGAAGAAGCGGGACTACCGATGCAGCCAAAACTTCTAAAATCCAATTCAAAGAGCGGACACACGACGTATATAGTTCCGCTTTCCATCCTGAATAAAAAAGTATCGTGCAATAAAATCAACATTGTCGATCTCGGTAAAAATATAAAATGTCATTTGGATTTCATTTTTGCAGAACACATGGATAAAATCGACGCAATTATTATTGAAAATCAAATTGGAAATTTGGCGGGAAGAATGAATGTTATTCAAGGAATGATTTCACAGTATTTTATTATGCGAAATATAACAAACATTGAATTTATATCGGCAACAAACAAGTTGAAATTATTTAAATCGATTATAAATAAAAAAACTGGATTAAGCGAAGGAGGCAACTTGGATAATGTTTTAGAAAGTGAAAAAAAACTATACAAGATGAGAAAAGATGCAGGGAAATTGGTGTGCAGATCTCTCTTATCATTTTATCCGAAATTGAATGAATGGACGGCGAAATACGACAAGCATAAAAAGAATGACGATTTGGCAGATTGTTTCCTTCAAGGATATTACTATGCGCATCTGCATTTAAATGAAACCAATAAATTCGCATTCAATCTTGATGCGTTTTTATCAAGTTGTTGTGTAAAATAAAATAAGTTGGATTCATATAATTAATTGACTAGAGAAACAAAATACAGAGAGAATTTTAACACATCTTAAAAGGTAAAAATGATTTACATAGAATAATAAACAATATTAGAGAATATTAGAGAAAATTGTGATAATATAATTATTATGCGTATGACTTAAAAATAAAAGTTGTAAGTTAAATATTAATAAATAAAAAATAAAAATATGGAACCAGAAGTGATTGATTTAGGATCTTTGGATATTGGAGATGGTGGCAGCGGTGGTAAGAAATCATCAAATTTTGGAGGAGGTTTAGAGTTGCTTATGAACGATAGATTCAAGTCAGGAGGAGATAAGAATGCGTCAACAAATATACACTTGGATGATATTACAAGTTTGGAAGATGACTTGCGCGACATGGATTCTTCGTCATCATCATCATCTAGAAATGTTAAGGAAATGCGCTCCGACCTGTTTGGATCAGGGCCGTCATCCTCCTCATCATCATCATCATTTCATGTTAATAAACACGATTCGTTGTCAAACAGCATTGGGGGGGGAATGAATAATGATGATAATAACGGCGGAATGAATAACGGCGGCGGAATTGGTGCATCAACGGCACTATTTGACGATGACAAGCCGACGTGGGACGGATTTGGAAAATTTAGTAACGTACCCATTCATCCCGATGTGCATATTGATTCGCAGCCACAGCTCACGAAAGAAGAGCTGCTTCGAGAGAAATTCAAATACATTAAAAAATTAGAGGATTTAGAAAAAAAGGGAATTCGACTCACGAAAAAGTACGACATGGAGTCATCATTGTCGGAGATGAAGGGAGAATACGAAACGCATGTTGAAGAACGAGAACGCAGAAATAGTGTAAAATTTCAGGGCAAGATGCTTATGGCGTGCATTACTGGGCTGGAATTTTTGAATAATAAATTTGACCCATTTGATTTGAAACTGGATGGGTGGTCGGAACAAGTGAATGAAAACATTGATGATTATGATGAAATTTTTGGAGAGCTGCACGAAAAATATAAATCCAAGGCAAAGATGGCGCCGGAACTCAAGCTGTTGTTTCAGTTGGGTGGAAGTGCCATCATGTTGCACATGACAAACACCATGTTTAAATCTGCCATGCCGGGAATGGATGACATCATGCGTCAAAATCCAGAACTAATGCAGCAATTCACTCAGGCGGCAGTATCGTCCATGTCGAATGCGACGCGTGGAACAGGCGGCGGTGGTAACGGCGGCGGTGGAGGAGGAGGAGGGAGCGGATTCGGTAATTTCATGAATGATATTGCCGGCCTGTCATCATCTCGAAATGCCAGCGCAACACCATTTTCACATCAACCTCAATATAATCCAGCACAACAGATGAACATGCCATTGCCAGTTTTGCCACAGCGTCCGCCGCCTCCACCGATTCAAACCAAGGGTGAAAATGCGCCGCCACCACCCAGACGTCCGGGCGACTTGACAAGCACGAGACCGGATATTTTGATGGGTCGTGGAAATATGTCACAAACGATACAGCAAAGTTTGCGTCCAGAGATGAAGGGGCCTTCTGATATTTCATCATTGTTGTCTGGATTAAAGACAAAAACGGTAACAGTTGATAAATCGATGACAACGAATAAAGATAAAGACAAAGACATAAATTCAAATGCTGGCGGAAGCACGATTAGCGCATCGGATTTGAATGAAATGAAGAATGATAATTTTCCGAGCAAGAGCAAACGCAAGCAGAAATCAGAAAGAACGTCGATCAGTTTGGATATTTAACTTTTTTTTCTAAAAATCTAAAAAAGGTATTGTATGTATTGTATTGTATTATATTGTATTGTAAATGTGAACTCACGAAATCAGTTTACATTTACATAAATAGTTAGTTACTTATTTATATTATAGTATATAGGTCAATATTGCCTTGTTGCCTATTTTAGTAAAATGGCGGAAATTAGAACAACTGTGGAAATAATAGTGAAACGGATACCATATAACAGTGTTTTATTTAAATAATAATTATTATCATGCATTTTTGTTTCATCTATTTGTTCATATTCATGAATTTTTGATTCGTGGTCTGTGTCATACACTTTGTGAAATGTTTTTTTCCATTCTGCATTTATAAATTCATAAAATTCTTGTATGGTTTTGTATTTAGTAAAATCGGGATAATATACATCACTATAGTGCACAAATATATTGAAGTTTTTTTCTGCGGTTAATTTTTTTTCGTTTAATAATTTTTCTTTATTTTTTGAAATTATAAATTGAATTGGACAATTTTCTTTATATGAATAATAAATTAGTCCTTTTTTTAAATCGCAAGCATAATCCAAACCGGTGCGTCGTGTTCCCTCTGGATAAACAAGAATGTCATTTCCTGACTTATTGTTGAGTTGATTGTATTTAATTAATTTTTCAAAGTCAGAAATAGTTGTTTTACCGCGTCTGAAAAAAATCATTACATCTAATATTAAATTTCCACAAATGTATGTATATAACGGTAAAATAAAACCAACCTCAATTCTACTAATAAATTTAGTGCAATATTCGGTAACAACATTATCAATATAAAAATCTGCCCACGAGCGATGATTTGAAAAATAAATTATATTTTTTGAATGATTTACTTTATGTTCTGAAATTCGAAATAATTTACAATTTGAAACTTTTAAAATGTTTGACTGAAAATTTGATACAAATTCCTTTTTATTTTTATTTTTAATATTGAATAATGCAATGAACGGATAATACGTTGTAAACATAAATATCGTCTTGAAAAAATTTAATATTTTAAACATTTTATATTATTTATATTATTTATATTTTTTTTATATTAATTTTTATATTTATATTATATTTTAACTTTTAAATTTTCTTCTTGTTCGTCTTTGACGTCTACTTCGACTCGAGTTACTTGATTTTGTCATTGTACTTGTTATAGTATTTTTTGTGGGAGTTCCCATTTTCATTCTTTTAGTAGAAGTTTTACGATAACTTGTTGTTGCGATCGACGGTGTAACAGGTGCTATTCCTTGTAAAACTCGTTTCTTTATTTTCGTATTTAAATCTTTATTATTTTTTATATAATCAACTGCTTCATTTAAGATAACTTGAGCTTCTGGATCAAAGTCATTCTCTAAATTTAAAAAACCATTTCGTTCCTTCGACTCATAAAAATCTCCACTGTGAACAATTTCATTTAATTTTTTACGCAATATGCTATTATGTGGTGTAGATGGGCGAAGTTGAGCAGCAACACCTTTTTGTTCAAATGAAGAACCACCTTTATATTTACCATGTTGACGATTTGTTCTAAAATATTTTTTAGTACTCATATATTTTTTCATCAAAAATTAATATTAGATTTATGAAAAAGTATATAATAATATATTAAAATATTAAAATATTAAAAGATTTAAAATATCAAAAGATTTAAAATATCAAAAGATTTAAAATATTAAAAGATTTAAAATATTAAAAGATTTAAAATATCAAAAGATTTAAAAATGATAACTATATTTTGTTTTATACCCAAAAATTATATTAAATATGATAAAAATGATAATCCAACTATATCTATTTTTTCATCAATTAAAACTTCTATTTTAAATCAGACATATACTAATTGGGAACTCCTCCTCGTTACAAATGTCGAGAATGTTTTGCTAAACAGAGATATGAACAATAATAATCATCAAGACGAAGGAGTAGCGAGTGATCCGAGAATAAAAATTGTATATACTTCCGACTCTTATTTAAATTTAAATACGCTATTAAAAATCAACGATAATAATAATTATAATGTAATAAACACAGAGTGTAAATACATTTCATTTTTTGATTTAGAAAATGATATATGGAATATTAATAAGTTACAAATACAATATAATTTAATGGCATCGAGTGACTATGATGTCATCGGTTGTGAATCTATACATTCCACACAATCGGTGTCCGCCATTGTTCCACGAACTATTAAAAAATCAGAATCATCATTATTTACATCGTGTCCATTTTTATTCTCGACAGTATTAATGAAACGAGATTTGTTTCAACACTATAATGAAACGATTTTTAATTATGAGTGTGAAACAATGAAAAGTGATAATAATTTTAAAATTATAAATACCGAAACTACTACATTAATGTCACAGTTTCACGCATTGCTCCTTTATTTAACACTTATTGAGCGGAACATTTATTGTATTCATTATTCTAATTCGACATCAAATAATGTGAATTCAAACTCGTTATATATTGAACGCGCTTTTAATCATTCTCTAGTTGAAACGTCATTACAGTCCAAATTGACATTTTTGAGAGAATGTAAGACATGTGACCATTCATTTTTTATAAATGCAAAACTATTTTTTGAAGAGATATTTATACGAATTCGATTTTTCTCTGATTTTTGCAGCTCTGAAACTTGCAAACAAGAATATGAAGAAATGTGCAAAACGAATCAAATGGAAAACTACGGTCCAGACAAGCGCTTGTATATTACTTTAAACCAGACATATACGCACGCAATTCTTTTGAATTGTCCAATTGTTCCAACAATTTCTGTCCCTCCTGAACGCGTTCTCGGGTTGGCATTTGAACCCATTCCATATCTACGACTATCGTATGATTTTATTCATTTTGCAGAAAAGTATGTGGGACTATATTACATTGGTCATATTCATCCGAATTTAACCGGTCCATTTTTCAAAGAACATCACGGATTCATGTGGCATGTTCCTCAACCACAAATTCCACCGACGCTGGAAGAAAAGTATTGTAAAAGCGAAGCAAATCAAAGAAATAAAATATCTATTATTGTCTCCAATAAAATGAAAGCGCCAGGCAATGCGTATCGACATAAACTTGCAACTTTTATACTGATAAACAATTTGCCGATTGACATTTGGGGAAATGGGACAGAAATACATTCAAAACGATTTCCAAATCATTCGAATATAAAAGGTCCTTTTAAAGACAAGGAACCGTATGAATCCTATACGCTAAGTATTTGCATCGAAAATTATCGACACCCTCATTATTTCTCGGAAAAAATTACAAACTGTCTCGTATACAATACAACTCCTATTTATTTAGGGTGTGTTGAAATCGATACATATTTTCCAGGACAAGTGATTCATTTGACTGGAGATATAAAAACGGATGCGGGGCGACTAGTTCATATCTCGAAAAATCCGTCGACATATATTCGAGAAATAAAGCATACTGAAAATGATAAGAATGTTTTAAATTTATTGAAAAATCTTCCTTGGAAATTATAATTCAAGTACAAATATGTTAGTTATGGAAATTACACCGTGTAATTATAAAAATATGTTATTGTTATTTATTCAAATTAAATCAAATTAAATCAAATTAAATAATATATTTTAATTATCTTTACTTCTTTACTTTAATGGAAATATATAATAATCTGAAAATATATAAATCTGAAAATATATAAATTGAAAATATTTCATAGTATTATATATTTTATAGTGTTCATTCGGACAGATACAATCAATCACACGCCGCGCAACGAGAGACGACAACGAGACGACAATCAATCAATGTCAGCAAAGGTAACAGGTTACACACTTCGTGTAACAAATGGCAACACGTGGAGAATTTATAATACACAAAACCCTAACCAAACAAAAGAAATGATAGATCAATACTATTTTCACGAAAATGCATCAAATGTCAGAAAATTGGCACAAGGTCAAGGTATTCAAAAATCATTTCCATATCACCATTGTCTGATGAAGGCATCGCTTCATTCGGCCCAAACCCTTCTTGATGACGAATGCCTGCATCCATTACATGCAAGAGCAGCATATGCACAAATGTTCCAATCGCATTGCATTAGTTCGGCGCATGCTCTCGCTCGCATTCATGCCAACGAAAAATTTAAAACGCCGTTTACCGAACTCATGGCATATCAAAAAAACAACCTCACGGTACGAGGTGGAATGACGGGGCTCCTTGTCTCACGTCTATTTGGAGTTTCATCTGCGAAACCACACACAATCAAATGCTTGAAAAAACATGCAGACCTTACTGCAAAATATATTCACTCTGCATTGGCATGTGAACACTTGATTGGAAACAGGTACTATTATAACCTGCCCACAGTGTTGAGTCAAGAAAAATTCACTGTCGGATATGAAAACAATGCATTAAGAAATATGAAAAAAGAGGACGTTACATATGACAAACTTCGAGAAAATCGGGCGCAATTGGTTGAATTATACAGTTCAAACATTGAGCGGCTGGAGAATGCAGTCAAACAGTTTAGACGCGGGTTTCTTTCAATTCAAACGATTCGAGAAGATCCAGAATACAAAAAAATGTTTGAGATGTTTTGGCTCTTGCAAACACAATGTATGAAATATCGAGAAGTTACTGAATCCGATATGAGCGCTCATCAAGCAGTATGTGACAGTCAAAATATCACATTTGATCGCAGATACATACAAATTATGGTCTGCAATCTTATATTTTCATGCCAAGTTATTTGTCCAAGGTTGTTTAGTTATGAAATTGCACACTTGTTCGATAACTGCAGTGGATCATATGCAAGATACGCTCAAGTTGTAAGAGCTAAACAATTGGAGATGTCTAGCAAAGAAGGTTTGATTTCAGCATTTCTTGCCTTTTCAGCCATTGAACCCGACATGGTTTCTACGACCATGGCTCCGCATATGGAAGAAATAGAGTGGCATTATCCTGAATTTTCAAGTTATGGAGTTCACATTCCGTCACGAGATGCAGTATTCGGAAAGTTGATTGCTAAACATCGTATTCACATTCCGCGACCTACCGGTATCGTAAGAACATTCTTCGTAAGTAGAAACAACAAGGACTGTTTCTATCTTCCAGTTCAAGAAGCCTTTGATGAATTACTCACAGGCAAAAAGGTAGCCAAAGGATTGTGGAAAAAAAACAAACAAAATTTCACAAAAAAATCATATTGATTGATCGCATTAGCATTAAATGGGAATGTAATACACCGGTTAAATATCCGGTTAAATATTTATAATATAATCTGAAACGAATTCGCGGGATGAATTCGATTTTTTATATTTTTTTGTATTATTATATTTTTTTGCATTTTTATATTTTCTCTCTATCTCTCTAATTTTGAAATTATAAAACTTTATAAAATGTAAACGATATACGCAATTCAAAGTTTATTATTATACAAAGTTTTATAAATTTCAAAAGTAGAGAGATAGAGAGAAAATATAAAAATACAAGAATATAATAATGAAATTAAAAAATATTTTATATGTTTATAATTATATGAATAAATGAATGAAGATAATTAAAAATTCTATAACATTTATATTTATTATAATTACATTATATTGTATTGGGTATGTTTGTATTTTGTATCGAGATGCATTTACAAAGTTATCTCTCGAAGCGAAAATGAACGTTTTAAAAAACCCAAAAACAATGTTTTTATTAACACCTTTACTTTTTTGGGTTGCATCTAGATCATTCCTTTTTAAAAATGCCAATGGTCCGCTGAGTTCCAATCTTTATAATTTATTTAAAAATATGGATTTTCCCAATTATTTCAAAACTGATTTTCCATTTACATCTATTTTAGCAGTTATTGCAAGTAGTTTAATTGCGGTATATGCTGGCGGAGCACTAGGACCTGAAACGCCGATACTATATATATCTGTATTATTATTATTGTACGCATATTCTCTCTTTAAGCAATGGTTTAAACGTTTTGCATCTGAGTTAAATTTTGAAAGTTTACTTTATTTAGGATATGTATTTGGAATTACATTAATTTTTCGTTTCCCATTAGCGTCATTCGCTTTGTCAATAGAAAAATCGCTATGCGAAGGGTCTTCAAATATAATATCAAATGTTATTTATTGTTGTCTTGGTATATTTATTGCTTATTGGATGACGAATGATAAAACTGGCAACTTATTTCAAGAAGTTAATATACATTTTACGTACTCTCTAATACAAATAATACAGTATTTGTTGTTAGCCGTTATATGCGGATTCATTGCATCTATTATAATGAAGACAATGACTTTGTTATTTTACGGAGTACAGTCTATAACGAATAAAAGTAAACTACTGTTACATTTGATTCCGATATTTTTTGGATTTTGTGTTGCTGCACTTATAAACTATTCTGATAATGCAATAAGAATGATGGGAAGTGGAATTAGTTTATTGAACTGTGAATTAAACGACACATGCAGATACAGTTTTAAAACTTTATTTCAATTTCTTTGTAATGTAATTTTAACCTTTATTGCTGGGTGCTCGGGAGGACAAAAATTTGTTTTAATGTCAATTGGCGGTGGAATCGGAAGTTTGTATGACGATTTTACATCTATCCCACATATTCACTCGATCATTGTCGGAATTACAGCATTTTTCACTACTATTTTTAAAAGTCCGATTTCAGCCGCGTTGATTATAATGAAAACTGCAAATTTACCATATGACTCGCTTCCGCTTTTGATTGCAGTATCACTTTCATCTTACTATACGTTCAGGTATTTTATAGAATAAAAATTTTAGATAGAATAAAAATTTTAGATAGAATAAAAATTTTAGATAGAATAATTATATTTATGTAAAGTATAAACATATACTTATTCAAAATGGAAGATAAAACCAGGAAAAATAAAACCAGGAAAAATAAAAATATGGAAAATAAAAATATGGAAAATAAAAATATGAAAAATAAAAATATGAAAAATAAAAATATGAAAAATAAAAATATGAAAAATAAAGTGCAAGTTAAAAAACGATCTATCGCTGCTGTGTCAGGCGTTGTATATTTAAGTCTTGGTATAATGAATTTAGGAAAATTTATTATTGATATGTTTAAAAAAAAACCGATAAACAAAAAAATGATAAACAAAAAAATGATAAACAAAAAAATGATAAACAAAAAAATGATAAACAAAAAATGATAAACAAAAAATGATTAGAAAATAGATATAAATAATTATTATATATATATATATACAACATATACATTAACATGATTGGATTAGGATGGGCAGCTTTATATAATACTATTATTGAAAAATATGAAACTTGTAAAAAATACGAAACTTATCAAGAAAAATCAACATCTCAACAAGAAAAAAATATTTATCGTAACGAAAATAAATAAAAATTAATTTAATATTAAGAATAATATATAAAAAGATTTCATAGGTAACATTTATAATATATTTTATATTTTATAAATAAAAAAGAAAGAAGATACATGCAAAGTCAAAGTATACAACAACAACATCAGTATGGTGATGATGTTGATTACATCAATGATTATGATAATGATAATGTGATAATTAACAAAAAATCAACATCACAAACACCGTTTACCGAATCATTAAAAATGTTGAGAGATAATATTGAAGCGCTTCCTGTATTTCATCAGATTGAGATTTTGCGAATACTATATAAAAACCATATTACATTTAGCGAGAATAAAAATGGTATTTTTTTAAACTTGTCATATGTGAATTTAGAAGTAATTCATAAAATCAGTGATTATGTAACATTTGTTCATAGTCAAGAGAGTCAAATGTTTGAATTCGAGAAGAAAAAAACAACGCTTTCAAATCAATATTTCAAATAGTATTAAAGAGTTTAATTGGAATAATACTATTATTAATATTATTTCAATAACATTACATTTAAATAGAAATGAATTTAGAGTTAGAACAAGTTGTCGATGTACTTAAAAACTATGTCATCCGACTACAAGCAGTGGCGCCAATTATAAAAATGGAAACACAAGCAATAAAAGTAAGCAGAATGAAAGAAAATGAAGAAAAACAAGAAAACAAAGAAAAACAAGAAAAACAACTTATTGACGACAAATATAACAATACCAATTCTTATTTATTATATGTTACGAGAGAAAAGGATAAATTATTTTGGGTATTTTACATCATGTTGAATGGTGAAGATGAATACAAGTATTTGAAAACAAAATTCGTTACAGAAAAAGAAATAAAAATCGGCGCAGTTGAAAAAATGCGCAAGTTACCCAATGTATTTAAGCAACACAGGCTGAATAAAGTTCGGATTGAGAATGAATTGTCCGGAGACGTTCCGCTCACGTTGGAAGGATTTTACGGACTCTGTATTATTTATAATATTTCTGGCATTTTTATGAAAAAGAATTGTTACTGCGAGCTGTATGGTCTAGGGGATTCATCGATTACATATATTATTGAAGAAGTTGAAGGCGGATTGGGCATTCATGTTTTCAAGACCAAAGCGGCATCGCTGGATTATGCAAAACAGGTTCGAGAATCAAAGTGGAAGATGGAAAATGTTTTGACCCCGATTAAATCGATTTCATCCTATACGCATGCGGAATTACTTGAAATTTATAATAAAGTTACGTGTATTAACAATGATACAGGTTTTACTGAATCATTTAAAGAAAAAAAAACAAAACAATTTTTATACGATCGTATATGCGAATTCTTGAATTAATTTATTAATATTTAATATTTTATTTTATATAAGATTTCTTTCGGCCATAGTTGCAGTATTGACGTTGTGAGAATCCGCGAGGTCGTTTGCAATTGATGCTTCGTTTATATTTTAATGACCACCTCTTTTTCGATTTCTTGTTTTTTTTTGTTAAATTATCCATAGTTTTAGTTTGTTTGATTTTGTGTATTATATTTATATATTTATATTAAAAAAACATTTTTATAATAATTAAATTATTATAAAATTGAACAATATAGAATTATCTAAATAAAGTATATAAACGCAGAATGTCTTCTTCAGGCAAGCGACAGGAAGAAAAAGAAAAAGGTAAAATAATAAAAGATAAGGAAAAACAGAATGAAGAAAAAACAAAATTAGACACAATTGTGAAAACATATTTAGATGAAATTTTAAAAGCTGAAAGTGAGTCATCATTACGACCAGAGCCGGAACTAGAGGTTCGTTTTGGAACTATGAGACAATCAGCGCCCTTGACGAAAGACAATGTGACTAATGTAATAAAAAAGCTAAAGTCGCTCCAGTTTCAACAATCCACCGAAGAATACAGTTTAAGAATATTTCTGAATGACTCGGATGTCCGAGTTCAAATCGACGGGTTTTCAAATATACAGAATTTCTGTATTGATAATTCAATTACAGATAAAAATGCCGTCATGGTAATCAAACGAAATATGGAACATAAAGTGATTCGCGAAGACGGGTCCGAATTTATATCCGATGTTCGCCCGGTTGATAATACCGATTTTGATTTCAGGGTGTCGCTTCAAACTGAACGAGAAATCGGAAAAGATGAGCGCGAACAAATTGTTGCCAATTGGAAATCTACTGGGAAAAATTTCAGGTACATTCGAAGAACAGCGTTTACACATCCCGATTATCCGGTTCGAATCGACATCAGTGTTGTAAAAGACACATTTACACCCTCGAGAAAATCGTATGGCAACTTCAAATCAGCGAATGTGATGCGAGGTGAAGACAAGTATGAGGTGGAAATCGAAGTGGTGAATTCAGAGGTTTCCAAGTCCGTGGTGTTAGAAACGTTACTGAAGGGACTAAGAGAATGTATTAAAACCATCTTATCGGGAATACAATCCAGTAATTTTCCGATTTCGAATGATGAAACGCGCCAAGTTCAAGACGAGTATTCGAAACTGATTTATGGCGGAGATGTTCGGCCACCATCACGGATTGCATTTATCGGCCCTTCATCTGTGACACTTCAAATCAAGAACGTTGCACCTGTAGGAGCATACAAAATGCCGAGCATTCGTAAAAATTATTCCGTTACAGATAAAGCAGATGGTTTGCGAAAACTGCTATTCATTTCGAGCAGCGGTAAAATGTATTTGATTGATCCACTTCTAAACGTGCAATTTACCGGCCTGGTCGTTGATATAAAAGCGTTTCATAATACGCTTCTAGACGGAGAACACGTTCTGCACGACAAGAATGGCGCATTTATCAACTTATATTTGGCATTTGATATTTACTTTTTGAAAGGCGAGAGTGTGCGCGAGCGGAGTTTCTACACGACTAATAAAGAACATGTAGATAAGTCGCGCCATTCTGAAATGTTGAAATATATTTCAAACATGGATGCTAAACCTGTTCTAAAAAGCGCGAAAAGTTCACTAACAGTTCAACCCAAGCGGTTTTACTTTGATGATGGAGAAGGCGGTATAGGTGCCATGTTTGGATTAAAAAGCGAAGAAAGTGCATCAGATTCCGAAAAAATATTTGCTTTATGTAAACAATGCTTGGAAAGCGAATACAAGTATGTAACGGATGGTTTAATCTTCACGCCATGTAATACGGGAGTGGGTGGCACTACGCCGGGTCAAGTTGGCCCACTGGATCGAAAGTTTACTTGGGCACTTTCATTTAAATGGAAACCGCCGCAGTATAATACAGTTGACTTTCTTGTGAATACGATTAAGGACGATAAAACCAATCGAGACAAGGTTATTGAAAAGATAGACAGCGGTTCAATTAGCGGAATCAATATGCTATCTCAGAGACAAGTTGACTCGTATAAAGAGCTGGTGCTAAAAGTTGGATTCGATCCGTCAAATCGGTCGAATAAAATCATACCGAATGCGTGCGCCACGATTTACGAAGGCACTATTGATAAAATTGCTGGTGGTTCAGGCGAATACAAACCGATACAGTTCCTGCCTTCAAATCCATATGATGCCAACGCCGGACTATGTTTAATGAAACTCAATTCCGATGGCGACATGGTTACGGAAGAAGGTGCGGAAGTGTTTGAAGATTTGACGATTGTAGAATTCAAGTATGACAAGTCAGAAAAACGATGGATTCCGTTGCGCATTCGTTACGACAAGACTGCGGATCTGCGAAAAAATGGTAAAAATTTCGGAAATGATTACAAGACGGCAGACAGCGTTTGGTATTCAATACATTACCCGATTACTGAAGAAATTATTAAAGGCGTGGATAAAAATATAAATTACGACGAAACAAGTTCTTTAGAGACCGGTTCAATTGCCGAGATGTATTACAAGTCAAGTAGTAGCGATAACATAGAAAAACTTACAGAGGGATTGCGTGATTTTCATAACAAGTTTGTAAAGGCGGCGCTTATATACGAAATGAGCAAATCGGGAGATACTCTTATTGACTTTGCAGTTGGTAAAGCGGGCGATTTGCATAAATGGAAAGAGTCGGGTTTATCGTTTGTTTATGGGATTGATATTTCGAGAGATAACATTGAAAATCCGGCAAACGGGGCGTGTACGCGTTATGTAAATTTTGCGAGAGAAAATGCTAGAAAAATGGATGCAACTTTTGTTGTTGGAAATAGCAGCAAAAATGTAAAAAATGGGGCTGCTTTTTCGGCATCGAGTCAGCTTACACGTGATATATCAAATTCAATATTTGGAAAAGGAAGCGTGGATTCTTTGAAAAAATTGGGATTAAATGGCGTAGTGGCGAATTACGGGAAGGGTGAAAATGGGTTTGATATTTCATCTATACAATTTGCAGTGCATTATATGTTTGAAAATGAAGATACGCTGAACGGATTTCTGAGAAACGTGTGCGAATGTACAAAGGTTGGAGGAGTATTCATTGGAACCACGTTTAATGGAAAGAAGGTATTTGATTTACTCAAAAGAAACAAAGTAAAAAAGAATGAGAGTTTCATATTATTCAAGGGCGGAGTTACAGAATCGTCGAAAAAAATAATTGAAATTGTGAAAAAGTATGACGACGACTTGCGATTTCCTCCGGATGAATTTAGTTTGGGATATGAAATACAGGTATGGCAGGAATCAATCGGAAACCATATTTCAGAGTACTTGGTAAATTTTGAGTATCTCGATGGCATGATGTCAAAGTATGGGTTTGAACCACATCATCTGGACAAGGGCGACATTTTCAGAAAGAGTCGCGCGTCATTTGAAGAATTGTTTAGAATCATGCGCGAGCACCATTCTTCAAATTCACTATATGCAAAGGCGCTTGGAATGTCAAATGAGGAAAAGACACTATCCTTCTTGAATGATTATTTCATCTATAAAAAAGTGAGAGATGTGGACTGCACTAATCTTAGACAAACGGTGGTTATTTCCAAAACTGAAAAACAAAAAACGTTTGCCATTCACGACAAGCAGGGTCTGAACCATACGCGCCTTGTGGACATTTTGACAGACCATAAATGGAAACAAGTGGATATTAAAACGCCGAATGCTGACTTTGCATGGGTGGGCGCGACTGTTGGCGGAGATTTTCTGCGCTATGAAGACAGTATTTATGAAATTAAAACCGTAGTAAAAAATTTATTGAAAGGAAACGGCGTCAAAGGGTTTAGTACGACTGACCCAGATTACCCATATACGAAGAATGTCATTACAGACAAGGCGCAGCTATATATAGAAATGAAAAAAAAATGCCCAGAAATCTGTAAAAAGTATATGGCAGATTCATGGTTGTTGAGTGATGAAAAACGTGTAGCAGAGTATAGTGAAGCGGATGATGGTATCCTAATTATTAAACCTCTAGGTGTTGGTGCAGGCGGAGGTGAGGGAATCGTATACGTCACTAATACAGAAGAGCTGGCGGAATTTAAAAATGCTGTTAAGCGACGAAAACAGTCAAAAGATAAAGGAATAAACGAGTATTTAGTTTCAAAATATATTCGAAATCCGATGTTGATTGAAGGTAAAAAATTTCATTTGCGCATGTATTTTATGGTTTGTATGAGACCGAATCACAAATCGGACTGGTTTCTGTTTGAAGAGGGCAAAATTATTACTGCGGAGCTGCCATATAAAGATGCGGATTACATGAATAAAAAAATTCACGACACGCATTTCAAGTCGACCAAAAAGAATCGACTGTTTCCGGAGTCGAAAGAGCTGGGAATAAGTGACAAGGAGGCCAAAAGCATAATGCAACAAATGCGAGAAGTGTTGCGGTGTGCATATGACGTTTATAAACCACATATTGCAAGCACGCGCGAATCTAAATATGGGTTTGAAGTGTTTGGATGCGATTTCATGGTTACGAGCGATATAAGCGTAAAACTGCTGGAAATTAATGCGCGACATGACTACGGCGTAAATGATTCGAAGAAAGAAGCGCCCGAAGTGTACGAGCGTTTTTGCAGTGACTTCTGGGATTGGATATACAAGAGTGCAATCGAACCATTATTCAGTGTTGACTTTGAGGGTGAAGAAAAGTATGATTCGGAGCATGATCGGGTTGTGTCTATCATTGAAAAAGGGTTTCCGTTTGTGGATCGATTTTGGACGAAGGATGATGCGCAATCAGCATTTGATCTTATTAAAAGTAAAATTGCAGATGCTTCGATTGCGACGCTTAGAAAAGAGAATTACATACAAAATACGCCATATGACATACTAACTGGGAAAAAGGAAACAGAGGAAGTTAATAAATTTATAAGAGAGTATGTGGGGGCGAATGATAATTTGAAATTTAATATCGAAGGTAAAGGCGATAAAAGCAGGGGAGAATTCGTTTCTATTAAATCGCCGGATGATGTTGTATTAGATAAAGATTACTTGCTCGTGGACTACTTCACGGAACCTTCAAAAATTATGGTGCGCATAGCCAAAGGTGAGCCGTCGCTGGAAGAACATTTTACGAAAGGAACGCTTATAGAAAAGGCGGTGCGCGCCTTACGACGCAAGTCGTTGGAAATCACTGATCAGAATTTGCATGATATCATTGTGAGCCAACCAAAAGAACAGACATTTAATATGAAAATGTCAAGTATTGACGGGAAAGAAAAAAAAGTATACTTGGCAAGTGCGGAAAATACATTTGTTTATATTATTATCTGGAAGCTGTTGTTTCCGTTACTGGAAGATTTATCAAATTTAAAGATATTGGATGGAGCAGGAGGATATGGCAGTCGTTTGATGGCGGCGATTATGTTGAATGCAACTTATGTTGGTGTAGAGCCAAATCCGCTTTCAACACCCGGATTTCAAAAAATGATTGAAATGTTTGGTTCGCCTGAAAAACAGCAAATGTTGGAGGATGGTCTTCCGAATGCGGTTGGAATTGATAAATTGTCTCCAGAGTGGGCAGATGTTGTCATGTTTAGCCCTCCGATGTGGGGGAAAGAAGTGTACAATGATGAAACAGTAGAGAAACAATCGACCAACATGTTTAATAATGAAAAAATGTGGTTGAGCGAGTTCTTATATGCATCGATTGAAGTGTTGTGGACTCGACTTCGCGTTGGAGGGTATATTGTGTTTCAAAGCGTTCGCTACGATTACATTGGCGAATACATGATGAGAGAACATGTTACGAAAAGAAAGGATGGTGAATTTATGGGAATTATATCACGCGTGACAACTTCTGGACGATATAAACCAAATTGGGTATGGCAAAAAGTAAATCCTTCATCAGAACGGTTAAAAGAAGAAAAGGTAGAAGAAGAAAAAGTAGAAGAAGAAAAGGTAGAAGAAGAAAAAGTAGAAGAAGAAAAGGGAAAAGAAGAAAAGGGAAAAGAAGAAAAGGGAAAAGAAGAAAAGGTTTCAAAAAAAAAAATTATATTTGTAAAAAATAAAACATTGAAAAAAACAACACCTTCTTGATGATGAACGTATGAACATAAATACTAGCTAGAACATAATAAATTAAAAAAATAATTTTGAATAAAATAATTAAAATATAAAAGAATATAGACACTATATCTGAATAACCATTAGATCTTATAATAAAAAATAATAATTTTATATTCGATATGAGTATTTTTTTATTACCAAAAATAATACATAATATATGTGATGACATGAATCAAGATGATATAGATTTTAAAATGACGACAAAGAATCCGAGTATGATTATATCTCATTCACTTTATAACTCACTGTGTGATGTAAAAGTTCAAATTGAGCAAAACGATCTTGCATGGGATAACTGTAAAAAGATAATGAACCCGTATGAATTTATTCACACCACCATTCCCGGATACAAAACACAAGTGAGTAAGATGACACCATTATCGCGTTCTTTTTATAAAATGATAGAAATGTCTACTATTTTTAATTTATGTCGTAAAGATGGCGAAGAGTGTAATAGTGAAAGCGATGTAGACTTGAATAATTTACTTGATGACTATATTCATAATCTATCATCAACACAAATGACATTAACGAATTCGAATCTATCGATTCACCCATTAACCAACATGAAACACATTGAATGGTATGTCCATGACAACTATTATTATGATTCTGTATACAATGGCGGTGTTCATTGTAAAAATAGTTGTTATAGTTATAGCACTGAATATAAAATGGATGAGAGTAAAGATGATAGTGATCGTTATCGAAATGCATTTACATTATTAAAAAATAAAAATATTTTTTTTGAGAAAAATGAAACATGCACCGAAACATGCACCGAAACATGCACCGAAACATGCACCGAAACATGCACCGAAACATGCACCGAAACATGCACCGAAACATGCGTTGAAGGAGATGAAAATAACAAAGACAACAATCAACATGACAATGAGAAATTTAGATCTTTTCATTTAGCGGAAGGGCCGGGTGGGTTTATTGAAGCTGTGGTACATTTAAGAAAAAATAAAACTGATGAATATTATGGTATGACGCTAACGAATAATGATGCAAAATGTCCTGGGTGGAAAAAGAGTAAAAAATTTCTTGAAGAAAATCCAAACGTGACTATTGAAAAGGGGCTGGATGAAACAGGAAATTTATTATCGCGTGAAAATTTTACACACTGTTATAAAAAATACAAAAATAAAATGAACCTGGTTACAGGAGATGGAGGAATCGATTTTTCTGAAGATTTTAATAACCAAGAACATACTGCGATAAAATTGGTCATTGCACAAGTTGCTTATGCTTTAGCAATGCAGTCGAACAATGGGAATTTTATTTTGAAAGTATTTGATACATTTTCAAACACGACAGTTGACGTTTTGTATTTACTTTCTTCTTTATATAAAAATGTATATATCATGAAACCGCAAACAAGTAGGTACGCTAATTCTGAAAGATATATTATATGTAAAGGGTATAACTTGAATGAAAATAAACAAAGAATTGAAAATATTATTCAAAAAATATATGATAATTTTGACAATTTAAATTTAAATTTATACATTGACACTATTTTCAATTTCAAATGCAGTCGCAGTTTTATTTCTAAGTTAGAGGAAATTAATATAATTATTGGAAAGAGACAAATTGATAACATTATTACTACATTAAATTTAATATCAAATAAAAGTATTGAAAAAATTGATTACTATAAAAAAAAACACATGCAAAAATCTATAAAATGGTGTGAAAAATTTAACATAGAGTTTCATAAAAACATAAAAACTACAAATATTTTTTTAACACCGTATTTAAATGTACATTCACATTCACATTCACATTCACATTCACATTCACATTCACACTCACACTCACATTCACACTCACATTCACACTCACATTCACATTCACATTCACATTCACATTCACATTGAGATACCTAAATAGAATTAAGTTTCATACAGAAGAATGAATTATGAAAACATATTAAAAAAACATTATTTATTTTCATAAAATTTTAATAAAAATAAATAATAATATTAACTAATAATTAATTTACTATAAGTATTAAGTATTAAGTATTTAAATTATAGTAAAAGACGACTTAAAAATATATCATGAACATAATTAGCATGCAAACAACACTTCAACTTTTATATAAAACAGTGAGTGGAAGTAAAAAAAAAGAACGGTTTGAAACCATTCTTGAACCACTTCAAGCACTCATTCAAATTGCGCTATTATCTTATTTTCCGATTGGATCAAAATTAACAATACAAAATAATATTTTACATATTCAAGCGCCATCATATACGCAATCCGTGACCCGATGGTATAATAATGACACACAAGAAGATTTATTTTATTTATTTAATATTTTTTGTAGATTTAAAAAATTTTATACGGATATAAAAGCGGAACATGCAAAATTATTCGAGTTACTCATTTATTTGGCTAAAAATGGAATCAATAATTTGATTCGAACGTACAATCAAACCGATAAAACGCATGTTTTACACACGCTTCAAATGTATAAAAATATGTTGGATGGAGCAAATCATAGTCACACTCATGTGGCAGCAGCCATATCATCCATTAATATGAATCCGGTTCCGGAATCAAACCATTTTATTTCATCATCATCCACACCATCACCAAATGCTGCCGAGCATTCTTTGCATGATAAAACTATTAAAACCAACAGAAACAATAATTTTCACGAGAAAAAAAATAAAATTGCAAGAACTGACACTGATAACGTATTAAACATAACATCCTCATCCAACTCTATCTCTCTAGAATCGGAAAATGAAAAACAATTAAATAAAAAAGAAATGAATTCCGTTTACATGACTTCGTTGACATCGACACCGACATCTCCTTCTCCAGACGTTGATATGGATACCATATTTATAAAAATTACAGACCTATATTCAGATGAAATATTTCGAATCATCTATAGTACGTTCATTGAGATCCAGCGCGATGATACAAATTATATAGATTACGCAAATGGATTAAACATGATGTTACATCCGATCAATATTCGAATTAAAAAATGGATTGACGAAAATATTGTTTTTTAATCGATTAATTTTATTTTACTTTTAAGTTCATCCAATAAATTATCCATTAGAACGTTTCCAATGTCTTTCTTTTTTTGTGGCGGAAGAGGTAAAGGGGGGGGTGGCGGAGGCGGGTACGCATGCACATGTGCATTCATCGTATTAGTATTACACGGTTGTTCTTGGTCTTCATTTTTTATATATTTATTGTAATTATTATTACTGCTATTATTACTGCTATTAGTACTATTATTACTACTATTATTATTATTATTATTATTATTATTATTATTCAATGATAATGATGAACCGAATAAAACATTTCTATAAACATTATTCTCGATTTCTAAATTATTTTTTTTCAATTTCAGTGATTTAATTTTTTTAGATTGAACCTGAATCATTTTATTTGCTACTTCTAGTTTCATTTTTAAAATAGTATTTTCTGAACGAAGTTCATAACATGCTTTTTCTTGGGTACTAAAAAGTAATTTAAATTCTTCCAGATTATTCGTTATAGATACAGCGTCATGTTGTGAAATACTATTATTATTATTATTATTATTATCGTTGTTATTTTCAATTTCGCGCTGGTTTTGATATTGGTCTTGGTGTTCAACCAACCTTTTAAATTTAAAAAATGAGGGATACATGCAACAACGCCACATAATTTATAATTTATTTTACTATTTAAATTATATTATAGTTATAATTTAAATAGTAAATATAACAAATGATTATTAATTTATTTATAAAAATACATAAATAAAAATTTATTTTTTCTTGTTAATTACAAACACAATATCATCATATCTTTGTTTCACGTATCTTAAATCATACACTTCTATATATTTTTGCAAGTGTTCTGGAACAACGTTGGTCAACTCTTGAATCCAATCCATATTATTAACATCCTCGATAATGAGTATACCGTCTTCCGTCATAATATTTGTGTAAAGTTTTATAAATTGTTTCATACTTTCAATCGTGTGAGGACCATCATCTAATAGAAAATCAAATTTTAAATTTTTATATAAAAAATAATTATTAAAAAAATCTTCATTGTATGCGTCTGTTGATGTAATAAGATTTATTCTATCATTGAACTTGATGTCATCCCACACATCATCCATGTGTAAAACATCCAATGCATAAATATTGGCATTTACAAAATAATCGTGCCACAATTTTATACTACCTCCATTTGAATTTTTAAATGGACCAATTCCTATCTCTAAAACATTTCTTGCTTTGTATTTTTTGTCATGAAGTTTTTGTTCATATAAATCTAAATAAGAGTGTGCTGTATTTTTATCAGTTCTGTGGTTATCAACTAAATCAACTAGTGTTTTATGTTTATCCTTATCCTTACCGCTATTTCTAACATAATTATTTTTATTTATAATATTTTCAATCACTGGAAAAAAAGCAAGCTCATCTAAAATCTTCTTCTTCTCTCTTCGAATCGCTTCTATTCTTTTACTCCACCAATCTTCTTCGATCGCCTGTTTAATAATTTGATATGATTTTTCGAAATCGTGCATGTCCAATTGGACAAATGCTTCTGGATCAATATAATCTGCAACATTTGGACACCCATAATAAAATACAAGAGTTTCACATAAAATGGGTTCCCATATTTTTTCTGTTATAAAATTTTCTTCATAGTTGTTTTCAACCATAAAGTAATATTTATAAGGTGTATATCCCTTACTCTTATCCACGTAATGATTCCTTGATCCTCTATAATTCTTAAAATTATGTTGGTTGTCCCAATTATAAATATCCAACTTTACATCTCCTTTTTGTTCTAAAAACTTCAAAAAATCAATTCTTGCAATATGCCCTTCATCAAAATATTTTGAACTACACATGGATGATACAACATCATCAATTCTATTTTCTACCTTTAAATTTATAATTTCATTCAACTTTAACTCTAATTCCCAAAAAGCATTATTATTACATTTTTGATTTCTTCCTCTAACTGCCAAAAACTTTTTCTCATCTGGCTCTGCCCATTCACCCCACATTTTTACACCCCACAAATGCAATTCATTATTTACCCAGGGTTCCATTTGAAATACAATGGTTCGTTTCGGATCATAATAACTCTTGTCACATGGTTTATTTATAATAACCCAGTAGTCAATGTTACAGTCATCCCATGTGATTTCAATATTTTTCCATGTGTATCCACTCTGACACATGTTTGACCACGCATTGCACAAATCTTTAGAAGAGCACCAATTGCAAAGCATTTTTACTCTAATTTTATTTTCTTTATATTTTTCAAGTGGATATAATTCCTGATAATGATTTACATTTGAATTATGCAATGAATAATACGATGGATTTGATTCGTTATCAGAAAATATCCACCATTCTGCGTCATGTTTCACGTTTGTCTCTATCGGTTTCAATTTAACAACATAGGATGCCCTTGTCCACCAAAAATTCCCGCTAAAATGCGGATGATATGGAATTTCCGAATAATTGCATCCAACGATGTCATATTTATCAAGAAGTTTAATACAATCATTACTCATCAAAAAATACAACATCATGTTTCTCCAGTCAACAACTGATGGGGGGCACACATGATAAGAAACGCCTTTCGTATGCAGATATAATACTTTTGATTCTGGATTTCTTACACAAAATGAGTGCAGTATATTAATTGTTGGAATTTCAAACAAACTTATATTATCGGAATAATCTATTACATATACATTCTCTCTGTATATTTTATTTATTTTATTTCCAATATTAATCACGAATATAGCATGAAATTGCATTTTTTCTGTCTGACTCAAAATATCGTCCAAAATATCATGATTCCTTAGATTGCAGCTGTGAATAAAACAATAAATGCCGTCCGAGCTATGTATCGTATTCATATAACCATTTTTTCTTGAAATGTAATCATCATAGTATTCTTCTTTAACATATAAACCACATTTATTATCATTTTTTGAAAAATAAGGAGATGGTGCCAAGCAAGATATTTCACTCTTAAAAAATCCCAGTGTATTGAAACACACACAATTGGGATCTTTATCTGCCACCACCTTCATCTCTTCGAATGTCATATTACTTTTTCTGTATAAATCACAATCTTTTTGATCTAGTCCTTCAATAAATATATAACGGTTATCATTATCATCTTTCTCATTATTATCTTCATCATCTTTATTTTTATTTGCTTCATAATATTCCTTTTTTACATAAATGCCATCACAGTCTTTAAAATATGGAGATGGTGTCAAATTATTAAGATCGATTTTATGTTTAAAAAAACCTAGCGTATTAAAAGCAATGCAATTTTCATCGTTTTTTGCACAATCCATCAATACAGGAATCGAAGCACATTTATAAAAAGCATCATTTCCATGAAAGTCTACATTTTTAAAAAATACAAAATCACTATCAGGAACAATATCAACAAAATTCCATTCCCTTCTTAAATTTGAATTTAATAAACATCTGTTTGTTATATCAGTATCATTAAATACATAAACGTGAGTAGAATTATCTTTTGACCATTTTAAAAATGCGATCCACCAATGGAATGTAGAATCACTTAAAATAAAATAGTCACACATTAGTCCAAGATACATTTGGCCAACATCATCTTCATCAACATAAATTATATTATATTTATCCGATGCCTCAATCATACACGAAACGTCTTGTATGTCACTCAATACATATACGTTAATTTTTTTATAAGAATAAGTGTTACTGATAGTATTTCGGATAGTATTTAGAATACTTGTATATGTTGCCTTGGTAAACTTTGAATATTTAAACCCTCCATCAATTCCAATTCTAATGCCCAACATGATATTAATCGCACCACTATCAAATTTATATTTATGTAATAATCGATTTTTAATATTAGTGTCGTCTAAATTGAAATAGTCCAATAATTTTTCGCCGACACTAAAAAATAAGTCTACATTTTGACAGTATCCCGAAATCAATAAACTAATATTTTCCTTATTTGATAAATCTATTTTATTTAAAGAAAAACAGTCATTATCTAAAACGTATTCACATTTTGGTATACAACTACTACTAGTAGTAAATTTTCTTAGAATGCTATCTAAATATGACATTCTAAGGCGATTTTTACCAAATTTATTTCCAGTGCCATTATGTAACACATCGCTTGAACCATCTAAAATAATATTGATATTCTTGTCTTTATTCATTTCTTTATAATAAATAGCTACTGCTAGTTGAAATAAATTATTACCCAGTCCGCTTATTCCCGTTACATATACAGTATTATTTGATACGGTTGTAAAATCTATTTTGTCATAAATGTTCTGAATATCTGAATCTATTTCCTTACCATTTTCATTCCATTCAGAAAATACAAGTTGAGGTTGGCATTCGTAGTTTTCTAGATTTGGTATTATTTTATTTAAATAATCAATACCATGTTTGATACCATTTTTATCAATATAGTCTATCATTTTTTTGGCACCATTTCTATTGATAGAATACATAAAATAACCGCCAATGTATAAGTTTTTATTTAATGGAACTATTGCATCCTCACTTGTAGATAAATTATTATATATATGAAAATTCTTTTCTCTGTTTTCCGAAAACATGTGATACCCCAAAAAGATTGTATCTTTCGTAGAAAATATACCCGATTTCAACATAACCTGAAATCTGTTTTTAAAATTTGGACATAATACAATATCATCCTCCATTATCAAATAATATGCATCATTTGAATTTAACAACTGTTTCCATAAATTATAGTGAGTAATGGCGCAACCGATAACGCCTCTACGATCTCCAAAATCATTTCCTGCAAACAAATTTTTCATCTCAACCGTTGGAACAAGTGTTGAACCATCTGTAGCTGTAATAAACCGATATTCGCTTTGTTCCATTCCGGCATCATTTAGCTGTTGGGTTGTTTTGATTTTTCGATCTTGTCGTCGCTCTAAATTAATAATTCGCATTGGAATGTTATTTGTGTTATAAGTTTCTGTGTCTTCATTTTTGGAATTAAAAAATTGTTCTTCGTTATTTAATTGGTACGCATTTTTTTTATCCGCTTGAGTTTCAGATGTAAGTTTTCCAATATGAATGCTATTAACTTCGTTAAAATATGCAGACGTGTACCCCGAATCAAAATATCTGTCCGCATAGTCTCTCTCAAAAAATGTATTTGGAGAGTCAAAATTTCCTAGCGAAAGAACAGCACTCGTTCGAATAATCGAAGGTCTAAAACTAAAATGAGGCCAGTATGCACAATTCGATCCACACAAATTTGGTTCATCTTTTATGTGAAGTTTAAACGTATTATTCATGTTCTCTATCGCGCTCCCTATGACTTTGCCACCAACCATATTATAATGACTTATAACTTCGGCGTAATTCTTATTGAACAGTATTTGATGAATTCCATCGGATTCATATTTATCAAGGAAAGAAACGGAATCTGTAACATAATTACATTTATTTATAAATAACCAGTCATCTTCCAGATGCAAATAAAACCTCGGTTTGAATTCATTTAACTTGTCCCAAATAATATTCATACTTTGTCTATGACCCTTTTCATGAACATTTTTAAAATAAAAATCAAAAAATGGATACATTTTCATCATTTGTTCTCTGTCTTCATCGGAAGAATTGTCATCCACACAAAAAAAATGCGTAATTTTATTAACGTCGTTACAATTATTTATAAAAGAATTCACAGTTTTTTGAAATAAATCAAATCTTTTACATGAAGTCATCGTAAGAATTACATCATGATGATGATGTTCAACATTATCTACGCTTTTTAAAGAAAGAATTTTAGAAGAGTCGTAATGAGTTAAAAGTGGCGTAAATTTATCTTTCATCTTGTCAGTAATATCAACAATGTGTTTTTTTAAATTTCCAGTTTCCAAGTAAATTTGTTTTACGAATGCAAGGTAATCATAAAAAAATGTTAGATTTTCAGCGATACAATCAATAAAATCAAGATAAAACTGAAGATTATAAACAATATTTTCTTTTAGTGAAATATTCAATGCATTTTCGTATCTAAAAAGGGTGTGAAAAGACGAAATAGCAAGGTTGTGTTGATTTACATAACAAGCGATTATTGTAAATTCATAATCCAGTAAATATTTATAAATATCTTCCATGACAAAAAGTTTATCAAGAAGATTGCGCGTTTTATTCTTCTCAATCCAATTATAATAATGATAAGCCAACTGAAATTTTCCTTTTTCGCGACAATGTTTAATGATATAATAAATTCCTTCACATCTCTCCGGATCTGCATCGAAAGATAAAGCCCAATAGTAAAAAGCGGCCTCCATATTATTACTTTCTTTATAGAGTTGACCAATTGTCACATAAGAATAATACACTTCTTGATTCCACCCACCATGGCTAATTCTTTTTTTATACCATTCAATCGACTTTGTAGCATTTCCCGCATCTTTATAACTTTGAGCACAGTAGAAAGAATATCGAACCATAATATCATCTTTTAGTTTTACCGCGTCATCATACGCCTTTTCGAGAGTTAGCGCATCATCTCGATATTTATTTGGGTTGTTACTTCTCGCGCCAGATTTACCCGAAATAAGATGATAATTTCCTTCAATGTTTTCAAATTTGCAGCTGTAGTTTTCATTCGTGCAAATAATATATTCATGCAATACACCCATAAATTTCCAGTGTAATCTATTATTTACGAGTAAAAGTCGAACGTATGAAAAATTATCACCAAATTTCAGATGGTATCCGTCAACGTTCAACTCTTTCGGTAAAACAAATTCTCCAATGATTCGATCGTCTGCATCAAAAATCAACAAGTAATCCGTTTTATTAAACGCCTTTGATAATGCATCACTTCTATTAAATCCAAAATTTTTCCACCCTGTTTCATGCAACTCTCCATTTATATTTTTAGCTTTGAAAAAATCAGAAATTATTTGTTTTGTATTATCGGTCGAACCTGTATCAACAATTACCCAGTAATCAAAATCTATATAGTGACAAAGATTTTCAAGTGTTGAAGCAATTATATGAGCCTCATTCTTTACAATCATATTCAGACAAATCGTTTTATTATTATGCATTGAATGTAATATAACCGTAACCTTATTTTTAGTAAAATATAAAAAAATATATTTAAATCATTATTTCATGTATTATACACGACATTTATTACATTATTGCACTCATTTTTTTATATTGTATAATATATATTTATTATATATACATATATACTATATTTTATACAGCAAAATAAATAAACAACTTTACATAAAATAATATAAATGTCAGAAAAGTCAAATATTATTTTATCAACGCTTACATCGTATGATGTAAATAAATATAAACCACTGGGAATCGTTCGAGGATTGAATGTTCATGGCGTTTCATTATTCAGGAATATTATTGGCAACTTATCATCACTTTTTGGTGGGAAAAATAATGCAATTAATAAAAAAGTGGACGATGTATACAATGACGCAATTGATGAACTTATAAAAAATGCAATGGTCGCGTATCCAGGAGTTGCCATGATCTCTGGTGTAGAAGTGACATTAAGTGAGACAAAAAATGTCATTATATGTGTTGCAACGGGGACTGCGCTCATAACTCGATCACTGTCATCGCCGTTATTGAAATCGGACTGTCCCAGAAAAGTTCAAACACGTCGTAAACCACATAGATAGATAGTATATAAACATAAATATAAACATAAATACGGAGAGAATTCTGTTTTTATTGTATTTATGTATTTAGGATTGTTTCAATTTGGAACATCCATACAATTCTTTCAATATATTGAAATTCTTAATAGTTTTTTTTATTAATTTATAACTCCATACTATACTCATAAAGTACAACGTTATAATAACAAATTGAGTCGTGTAACGAAAATTATAAAAATGATTTTTATTCACAAGTGTAAATAAAGAAAGTTTAATAACTCTAAAATAAGAATACCATAACATTTGAAAAAACTCAGATATAATATTCAAATGAAAATAATTTGCATACTCTTTATGTAAATGATAGGAAACATACAACATAATATTCGATGTTTCAAGAATGTTATAACCATATAATAAATGATACTTACTTTCTTCTGATCTTGAAATGGATGCATTCAACAAATAAATTGCAATAAAATGGTGAATAATAAAAGGAAATCGTCGTTTAAATTCATCTTTCGACTTTAATTTATAAATACACGAAATAATGTACAACAAATCATGTGTATAATATCCAATACTCATGTGCACCGCATAATCTATGTTATAATCATAATTATGATGAACTATAAATAATAGACAATGAATTAAACTAACGATATTATTGGATACTACTTCTTGTTTATATTTTGATATTTCATTTGTAATTGTGTTCCAAAAACAAACGAGAGGGACAAGGTAACTAATGTTTAACATGATATACTTAATTTACTTATATATATTTAAATATTTAAACATTATATATTTAAATGATATTTATAAAGTAAAAAAATATGATATATGTAAAACTGGCATTGGATCTATCTGGATTTACAAATCAAATATTTTCATTAATAAGTGGTATATTATTAGCCATTATAAACGGAGACAAGATTGTATTTGTAGATTATTTTTTAAATGATTTCTCTAAAAAAAAATACACCAAGATATCAGAAATATTAAATATTTCAGTTATAAATAATTATTTATATTTAAAATATGGTGTAATAATTGTCGACAAATATATGAATGACTTTAAATTTAATTATATTAAATATGGAATAGATAATAAATATTATTATTTAAATTGTTATAACTATCCTCTTCGTATAAAAAAGGATACACAATTCAATTCTTTTTATGGAGACCCTTGTCCAAATTTTTATAAAGAATTAATCATGAATTATAGTATATATGGATACAATATTAATGAAAGATATCCAGAAAATTTAAAAAATGATTTGATTATTGATTATGAAAATTCTGAATATGTATCAACATTTTCATGGATTAACACATACAATAAAGATATTTTTGAAGATATATTAATTCATATTGTTTTCAATGATAAATTGATAATACAATCACAATCACAAATACAGAATATTTATAACATGAAAAAATTTTCAACAAATAAAATAAACGTAATGCATTTACGTTTAGAGAGTGATGCTATTCGTTACTGGTCAGGAGTGAATAATATGACACAATTAAATTTTAAAAATATGATTGAAAAAAAATATATTGACGTATTAAAAAAATATATTGATAAGGAAGAGTTAACAATTATACTAACAGATTCAAAAATAAATGACGTGTTCGAGTACTTACAAAATGAAAAATATCACTACACTACATTAGATAAAATGTATGACGACAGAGAAATGAATGCAGTCATTGAATTATTAGTTGCAAATACATGTAACAATAAATTTATTGGTAATTTTAATTTTAAAAAATTAAATGGTAGCACATTTAGTTATTTTATTTGTAAAGTCTTGGATTCGAAAGTAGAAAAAATAATGATTGATTTGGATAAAATACAAGATGATGAGCAAGTAATTACTCACTGTTAAAAATATAATATAATATACGTATAATGTATATGTATAATAAAAATGTCAACCAATTCAAATGTGAATAAGTGTAAAACAAGCTGTTGCATTTTCAACTACTATACACAAACCGCATATAATCCGAACCCAACGCGTTTGTGGTCGAGATTTGGTTACGTGTGTCCGTGCCCTACTGGCCAAGCGCAATGTTCCACCGATTTTGTCAAATTGGATGAGCGAAGAAAAGCTGAAATTTTAAAATACAAGGCGAATAGCAGCAACATTACAAAAAAACAACAGTATGCCAGTGCCGCAAGTAATCGTTGGCTCACGAGTCGAAAGCGATGTTGGGCAGCGCAAACCGACACGTATACAAATCCGAATACAAGTACATTGCAAAGAGTAGGAGACGTTCTCGTTTGTAATAACAATAATGTAAGTTGTTCTTTAACGAGTGATGCCGACGTTCCCGGAAGAATTCAAAGGCTTTGTTACAATCCGACAGTTCCATTGTATAACTATAAAGTAACAAGAACGTATAGTTCCGGAGGAACAAAATGGCCGCAATATTATGGACCCGAACCACCCCAACCACAACCATTTCAAAAATAAAATTAGTTTAAAATTGAAGTAAAATTTATTTTGATATTTTATAAAAATTTTAAAAATAATTATAGAAAATGGGAAATAACATATCTTTAGAAGAAAATGAGAATGGAGGTGAAGGCAGTGACGTTGAAATGAAATCAGGTTCCTCTACCGAATCTAGAGAGAATTCAAATATTGATGTTCAACCGACAATAATAAAAAAATTAAAAAGGGGTTCAAGTGATGCTTTAAAAAAACGAAGATCAACATCAAAAAATGGAAATACGAGTGCATTGAAAAAAACAAAAAATAATAGACGGCGCTAATTTATCTTGCCTGCTACCTTTATATATGGATTTTGATACATTCATTCCAAGCAGTGATTATAGCAGAGGCGCATAGCCTAGTGGGTAATCCGCGATTCGAACAAACACACGAGACAATCCAATGTTCGAATCCTGAAATAGTCACTGTGAATTTTCCCTTCAAACAAACAGACAAAAATCAACAAAAAATTGTAGGGATATATAAATTCCTTTAGTAGCTTTACAGAAGCTACTCGTCATAGCGCAAGCGACGTAAAACTTGAGCATTTATAACCGGCATGGCGCAGGGGCAGCGCGCGGGGCTCATAACTCCGAGGTCACTCGATCGAAACGAGTTGCCGGTATCATTACACTTTAGTAGCTTTACAGAAACTACTCGTCATAGCGCAAGCGACGTAAAACTTGAGTATTTACCGGTATAGCTCAGCGGCAGAGCGTCTAAAACACCGTCCTCTATCAACAAGACACGCAAATGTCCGAATTTGAAGATGGTTATCGCCTTATAAGCGGAAGGTCACAGGATCGAAACCTGTTGCCGGTATCTAATCCTTTAGTAGCTTTACAGAAACTACTCGTCATAGCGCAAGCGACGCAAAATTTGAGCAACCACAATCCCCTGTAGCGCAGAGGAAGCGCGCCGTAAAACACCGTCGTCTGCCAACAAGACGTGCAAATGTCCGAAATTGAAGATGGTTATCGCCTTATGAGCCGGAGGTCACACGATCGAAACGTGTCGGGGGAATACATATAAACGGGGATGGCGCAGAGGAAGCGCGCGGGGCTCATAACTCCGAGGTCCTAGGTTCAATCCCTAGTTCCCGTATATCGCATCACATCGCACCGGTGCATCAAGGCACTAGAGCAACTAAGCCGGCGTAGCTCAGAGGAAGAGCGCCTAAAAACCCGTCTCTTGCACCATGACTGAATAAGTCCGAATTAGAGATGGTTATCCGCTCATAACGGGGAGGACGTAGGATCGAAACCTACCGCCGGCATATCATTCCAATTTACCAGCTTTAGAGAAGCTGGTCGTCATAGCTAAGCGACGTGTAAAACACAGTAGTAATAAGTCTCGATGGTATAGATAGTTGTTAGAGATAGAATTATTTTTTTGAAAACATTTTTATTATCAATAATTTATAATATATTATTGATAATAAAAATGTTTTCAAAAAAAATTGCTTATATAGAATATAATAAAGTACACCAAGAAATTATTCCAATTTTTGTTTATTTAGCAAAAATTAATAATATTAAAATAGATATATTTTTATTGAATGATAATCTTAATAATAATGTATTTTATTATATAGATCGCAATAATTTTAATAATTTTGAAGTAAAATCAATTGATAATTTAGAAAAAGAAATCAAAAAAAATAAATATGATATAAGTATTTTAGGATCTGGTGAAACAAACTTATGGATAAATGATTTTTTAAATTTAAATATACCAAATAAATTAATAATTAGACATAATTATACTTATTATAAGTACGGGGATCATAAAATTAAAGAAATTGTATTAGGTGAACATATATTAAAATTAAATAATAATTTAATATCAATTTATCCAATATATTTTGGAAATTTTGATTATAATTTACGTAAACAAAACTATTATTTAATTCAGGGAAATTTAGAATATAAAAGAAGAAATTATCTATCTTTAATTAACTGTTGTTTAGAATTAAAACAAAGACACATTTTAAGCGATAGAGTTAAATTTATTATATTAGGTAGATTTTCACAATTCACAAATAAAGACTATCCTGTAAAACTAGACGGTAATGATTTTCTTCAAAGAATAAACAATAACAATATAAAAAGTTATTTTGAATTTGTATATGATGCAACAGAATATATTAAATATTTTGAAATAATAAATCAATGCAAATATATTTTACCTTTAATTGATGAAACTTATAATCATAAATATTTTCAAAATAAAACTACTAGTTCTATAAATATTGGAATTGGTTTTAAACAAACTTTTATTATAAATGAAACTATAGCAGATGTATATAAAATAAATGGTATTAAATATAAGAAGTCTAATATACTAGAGGGTATCTTAACAAGTTTAGAAGATAATAAAAATTACAATAATTATGAGTATTTTTTGGAAACAAATTTATCTAATTTTAATAATATTATAAGATAAAATATAATAATAAAGATTTAGAATCAAAAAAAAAATAATTAATGATTTAATTATGTTTTTACTGCATATGATTCCATAAATAACAAGCAAGTTTGAATTAAAATGGTTGGTTATCCGAATCCGATCATAACGGAATGTAGGATTGAAACATGCGGTCACTTATCTTCAATCTGAAAAGTAACTTTTTCATCGTACCAATTACCCGACAAGTATGGCGGCATATTGTTCTTCAAAGTTGACATGTTGATGCTTGTATTCGGACCGCTTGAAACAATTGAATTGATTTCAGATGTTCCAATCGATGAATTGTAATATTTCAAGTCGGCAATGTAGCCATTAAATCCACCATTTTGGCAAATGTAGACGTCATCATAGTTCTGATTTGGAACGCCGTCTGTAAATGTTTTTCTCTCGGTCAAACGCCCATTAATATAAACATCCAGATTATTGTTTGTGAGTCGAATGACAACATTAAACCATTTATTAATCGGCATGTTATCAATTGTAATCGGAGTATTTGTATCAGTTTTGCAACCGGGCGTTGTTGTTGAATCCATTACAACCGTGAGCGTGTTTGCATTACTTAAATAAAGACCGGGAGCATTATTTGAAAAAGGAGTACAATTACCGTTTAAAGAACCGGAGTTGAAGACGCCTTTACTAAAAATATGCGAAAAATTTGCAGCAGTTGAACTCGATGTCACAGGTTTAAGAAACACCCAAATGGACCATGTGAATTCCATTCCTTCCGTTTCGTTGACGGAACGAATGATTGGCATTGACGATTGTGATGACGGATCTTGGCTGATTATAATGGGCTGTGTTGCATCAGCGATTCCAGATACAAGCGTCATATTCTGGCTAGGGGCTAACAACCACGACAAGAGAGAAATGCAAATGCGTAAAAGGATAAAAAATAAAATAATTACCAGCATCAAGAATGCAGTTTTTGCAATAAGTGTATTTGATTCCAGAAAATCTTTACTACCAGATACATCAGATGATGAACCAAATGAAGAAGTGAATCTGGAAAAATACGACGGAGAAGATCCAGATGATGAAGACGACGACGACGACGAATTTGAAAAAAAACCGCTGTTACTGGGAGATGAAGAATAGGATGGAAAACTAAAAGACATTTTTATATTTTCTTATCTATTAAATTTTATATATTTTATGTATTTTATTTATTATATTATACTAATAAGTTTTTTATAAATATATTATAAATATAAATATAATATTTATAAATATTTTATAATAATTGCGTTTGTTATAATTATTATAAATTTTAATTAAAATGCACGTTTGAAGTTAAAAGGTTTTTTATTCCTAAACAACAGTTTGTTGAGTAAATATTGTCATATATTTTTCATTCACATCTTTCGAAGCATAAACAAATGATCTAAATATTTTATTTTCTTGTTCCTCTTTTACTATTTTTTGTTTTAGTAAAACAACTTTTTCGTTAAAATTTTTATATTCTTTTTTATATTTGTTACCGGTATATAATTTCAAGTCACCATAAACATTAAAATTCGGAGAATAAGTAACTGTAAAGATATAAATTAAATATTTAATCTGTGAATCAAAGTTAATTATATCAGTAAAAACAGTTTTTTGATATACAAATGTTTGAGAATGCAATAATCCTCCAACTAGTAGTAATATCTGAAGTAGTTTTTCTGTAGAATAGTTTATCACATCATTCTTATTATATTCATTTGATAATATATTATATTTACTTATATCCATATTTTTTGTATTCGTTTTATTCATAATAGCATTCGTATATTGTTTAATTTCATGTAAATTTTCTTCAAAACCCATAATCCATGTATGATTATCTGTGTCTAAATTTCTCGTTATATATTTTTTATAATACGTATCAATGTCGAAATCTTTTATAAAATTATTGATCCAGTTATTTACAAATTGAATATACTTTGGATTATTATATAATGCTACACCGAATAAAACTGATGTTTTAAGAAGTAGTTCTTTCGCCTCTAAAGCTTTTAAAAAAATATTATCACTCGTTGATTCATCATCAGATATTTCAAATATTTTTAATAATTCATTGTCTTTATTTGTAAGACGGCATTTAGCCATATTAACTATATACGCAGTAAATAAATGCCAAAGCGCGTGAAATTGTGTATGAATAAGAAGTAATTGCATATAAGCATTCTGAACTATATTTAACCATTCATCATGTGTTGCATTTATAATCTTTCCTGTATTCTCATATTGTATTCCCTTTAAAGACAAAAAATTTATTCGTTTAGTTTTGTCATAATCAAATATTAGAATAAGATTTTTAAAACCATTTTCTTTTTTAATAAAATTTCGCAATATATTTATGTCGTTGTTTGACGATTTAGAATCTAATTTGATAATTAAATTATCTTTAAAATCATCTTCGCCTTCTTCTAAACATTGACAATATATTGTATTAGAAACGTATTCTGCTAATAAGTTCATGTTTTTTGACACGTTAATTGGATAATATTTGAATATATTGTTTGAGCTTACATTATTTCTATTGATTTTCAAGATTAACATGTATTCATCTCTAACAAGTTTACATTTGTTATAAATATTTTTTTCTTTCTCATATACATCTGCATCTACTAGTAATCTAGAAAAATCATATAGTTCAGAATATAATTCACCCGTTTTAAAAACATCTTTTTTATTATTCTGATACGCTAATAGTACATTTTTATCATCATTAGAATATTTTTCTTTATTTTTGTAAATACGATTTAATTGATATCTTAAAATATATCTTTTAATTATATTACGTATATCACTAACTGAAAACGCCATCCTTTATATTTATTTTATAAAATAAATTTTATAAAATAAATAAATATATTGTTTTTTTATTTTTCATTTATACTTTTTCTTACACTTTTTCTTACACTTTTTCTTACACTTTTTCTTACACTTTTTCTTACACTTTTTCTTACACTTTTTTGACGACGATGATGAAACAATGGAACTGTTGATTCAAATGTAGTCCATGGTTGAGAAATTCTGTCATGCAAGTACGGTTTTAAAGATTCCCACTGTAAATTTCGTTCACAAAATTCGTCCTTATAAAATGGCGTTCCGCACGATGATCCCCAAATTCCTGCGAATTTTAGTTCACGCGCCAAGTCACTAGTAATCACTTTACCGTCTACAGCTCCTCGCGGTGCATAAGGTTTGGGACGGTCGGCTTGCGACATGAATGCGCGGTCATCCAGCTCATAATGCGAACAAACCGTGCGCGAACATAAATTGATTTTATTCAAATACACGTCATAATGGTCAGCTATAATTTGTTTTGCCACATGCTCGTCAATTGCACCCTTGTGTTCTCGCATGAGCTGTTCTAACCGAACGCGTCGCGCACCCTGATGTCGTCGAATGTCATCATATCCGCTGTTCACACTTTCCAGGTTTCGTATGCGGGGATCGTATGCGGCGTTAAACCCAATAAAATATCCATTTTTTGTTCTCTCGACTGGCGCATATTTAAGACCAAGTTCGATCCTCATAATTTCGTTCGTGTTGGTGTCACCCAAGTACCACGTGGATGCATAATCTCCAGAATTATTTTTCGTTAAATGCGACACATAGTCATCAAGCGTGTTTCCGTATTGCATGGCATGTCGAATCCTGCAACAAATCGGATCCTTGTTTTCATACGCGTTGAATCCGCCTAGAGTTGTTTCTGTTCCAAAAATACCACTACTGCACGTGAAAAAATCGGTGCCGCTAAATATATAACCTGGCGCCCCTTGAAACATCATGCGATGGCCGCTCGACGGTACAATTGTTATAATTATATTGAAGTATTGACCGTCGATAAAATTATCAAATGTATTGTGAGCGCAGACAATTTTACCGTCTTTTGTGTACGAACCGACCGCAATAAAAGAAGAACAGCGATCATCGGCGCCTTTCCAGTTATTTCTTCGCATGACTTTACCACCACCTTCTCCGCTTATTTTTGAGAGCTGAGAAGACCCATATGACCACGATTTCAACCCTTCAATACGAATGTCCAGCAATTTTTCATATTTTTCATTCAATGCTTTGTCGTTTCGATCTTCCAACACTTGCGACAAAGACGCATACAAATAGTCCAAACTAACAAAACAATTCCACATTACAATGAAATCAGCGGACTGACCCGACCCTTTTGCAATTCCCTCTATTTCTTCATACAACTCTGGAAAATTCATTTTGATTTGTGGTTTGAAAAAATCATTTGACATTTCAATGAATGTTTCAAAGGGTCGCCCATAATCTTCATACAAACTGTATTTCAACATGCCGCGTATTTCCTCTATTTCTGTTTTAAGAAGTTGCCCATGAGCATATCCGCGAGCATACGGAGCACCTCTAATTGTAATACATTTCCAACCATTTATTTCTCTTTTTAACCCATTTTTAATGTTGTTATTATATTTTTTTTTAAACGATTTTAATGATTTCTTTATTTTTTTATTTTTATTCATGATTAAATGATTAAACTATTCTATTTATCCTTATTGTTCCCGTTCTCCTTATATTAATGATATAAATAAATAATAAATAATAAAAAATTTTATTATAAATGAATAAAAATTATTATAATAAAAATTTTTATTATTTTACTTTTACCATGGAACTCTATAATCCAAACTGACTAAAGTCCGACATTACAGGTTGCGGTAAATAAGTGTCATTTTGTCCGGAGTAGTTTGGAACTTTCTTGCATTCAAATGCTGGTTCTGGACACCGTGCGCACGGCGGACAGGGCGGGCATTTTTTGTTT